AGAAGGCCCCGGCCAGAAAGCCTAGAGGTAAACGTGCTTCGGATTGATGAGACATTCCGCGAAGAGGTGAAAGCCGCCCGCAACTGGCGAGACAAGCACCTGATGCACTGGAAGGCCATGAAGGAGCGGTTTACCGGACCCGCCTACCGGCACGAGAACTACATCGAGGGTGCAGATATCGAGAACATTGTCGGCCAGTATGTGTCACTGGTCTTGCCACGGGTGGCGTATGACTACCCCCGAGTGCATGTGACTGCCGACGATCCATCACAGGACCGGCGTGGGCGTGCTTTGGAGTTGATGTTGAACCAGTGGTCCAAGCGTTCTGCTTTGCGACCAACACTGCAAGAACTCGCAACTGATATGTGTTTGCTTTGGGGCGTTGGCTTGGTAACACCTGAGCCAGTCAAGCACTTGCGACGAATCGACATGGGTGGGGCGGGTCTAATGCCACGGGTGTATCGCATTGCACCAGAAAACTTTTTCGTAGATCCGGCGGCAGAGTCACATCGTGAGGCTCGTTACTTCGGCCACGAATATCCAATCGACATTGAAGACTTAGTGGCGATGGCAGAAGATCCCGACAACAGGTTGGACCTTGCGACCGTCAAAGAGTTGCAGGCTTCATACGACAAGATGTACGAGAAGTACCGATCCACACCGAGGGACCTGCCCGAAAGAAATCAAACCACCGTCATGGAAGTTTGGTGTCCAGAACTTGATGTTGACGGTGCAAAGGATGGCGTTCATCACGGTGGATTGTTGAAGTTTGCCATGAGCGCAGAAAACGACATCGTCATGATCGGAGAACCGATTCCGTATTACGGACCCGCCTGCGGGCCGTACACGATGATTGGTGCATACGAAGTACCTTCAGACGTTTATCCATTGAGTCCCATGGTTATGGCACTGCCTTTGATCGAAGAGGCAAACGACCACGCAAAGACCATGTCCTACTCCGCTGGTGCTTACCGTCGATTGATCGCGGTCGATGCTCGCGGAACCAAAATGGCTCAAGACATAGCCTCAACCCCTGACCTGTTTGTTGTACCCGCTGAAAATTTAGATCGTGACCGCGTTGTCCCAATGGAGATTGGCGGCGTTACAGAACAGCAGATGGCCTATCAAAACATCATGGCAGCACGCCTTGATCGCTTGACGGGTATGTCAGAGGTGATTCGGGGATCGGTAACTGGCGATGCGACAGCAACGGAAATCTCAACCGCGTCGGCCTCTTCCGGTCTCCGGCTCTCATACATCCAGCGTCAGTTTGCTGATGCTGTGAACTCGTTGATCTACAAGGCTGCTTGGTACGTCATCAATGACACTACAGAGTTGCCGATGGGTCGTGAAGCAGTCGAAGAGGGTATGCCCGCACGGATGCCCGGCACTGAACTTGGAGTTGATCTTGCGGAGATGACTCTCGATGTTCAGGCATACTCGATGGAAAGAACGTCAGAAGCATTGCAACAACGCCGTGCCGTCGAGTTGATGCAGATCATTGGCAACGTCGGACAGCAGGCAACCCAAATGCCATTTATTGATTGGGAACGAATGATGTCGGTGGTGGGCGATGCACTAAACATGCCCGACATGGCAGACATTTTGAACGTCGATGAACTCAAACGCATGACTGAACAGGCCCAGCAAGCACAGCAACAGCAGGCTGCAATGCAGCAAGAGCAGGCTGCGGCCAACATTGCCCAGAAGCAAGCGGCTGCTCGTTCAAGAATGCAGACGGGATCAGCCGATGTAGCCTCAGAACAGCAGGCTGTTCAGCGCGCCAACCGTGGTTCAGGAGGCTTCTGATGCCCATGTACGACTTCAAACGTGAATCTGACGGCAAAGTGGTCGAGATATTTTACTCCATGTCCACCGTCCCCAGCATTGGCGAGGTCGTGACCCATGAAGGTCAAAACTACACGCGACTTGTGTCCGACTATCAGGTGTCAGCCGAGGTCGAGACTGTCACCCACAAGTATCCATACGTCTCTCGCAGCATGCCGAAGAACTTGGCGGGCTGTGAGACTAACAAGAAGGGGCAACCCATCATCACAAGCCGCCGTCACGAGCGGGAAATCATGGGCCGATACGGCCTGAAGCGGGACTAATGAGCGAAGAAGCAACCAACGAAGCCACAGAACCCACCGAAACCCCTGCAACTCCAGAGTTTACGCAGGAAGAAGACGCGGTATTAGACAAGATATTTGACGCACGCGAAGAGAAGGTTGAACAAACCCGCGAAGTTGTGCGTACAACAACTGAACCCTCGAACGAGGCTGCTAGTGACCCGACCCTGACACCAGAACGCCAGCGTGCGTTACGTCGAGCGAAGGTCCCTGAAAGCGTCATCGAGAAGTTTGGCGAAGATCAGGCGCAACTTATCGCTTGGGCTGACCAACTTCTTGAAATTCAAGGGAACGTAGACGGGTACGCCGAGCGTATGCGTAATTTGGAAGAGAAGGTCGCATCTCAGGGCAACCAACCCGAAAGTGACACGCGGTCTGCGGAACAGAGCAGCGCACCCCAAGGCGACGGAACCACCGAAGTCTCTCAATCCGAAGCGGAAGAAGGCGAATCAGCCCCGGAAACCACGCCGGAGCCGACTCAAAATCAACCTCCAAGGAATGTTGTGGAGCAACTGATCGGTGAGATCACGACTCTGCGAATCGAACAGGCACTCTCGCCCTTTGAAGGGGTAACTGATCAGGAAAGAGTGCAAGTCGTGCAGCGGATGACCGAGATCAACGAAAAGTCTCCGGGTGAATTCAATGACATCGCTAGTTTGGTAACAAAAGCGGTTGGTGATGTGATGGGCGACCTTCCAACTCCGGTGAATCCCGGCCCCTCTGGTCAACCCTCAACAGCACCACGGTCAGTGACTAGGACAGAACGTCCGACAACACCTGACGAAGCCGACGATGCAGCGTTAGACATCATTTTGAGTGGTGGAACGCTGGATGATGCCAAGCGAGCAGCGATGCGAAGATAAGACTGCCCTCCTAGAGAGGGCCTTTTGCACGAAAGCAGGAAATAGAAATGGCTACATCCATTCGCAACTTCCTCGACTTCATGGACGCAACTGGCCCGGTATATCTGACCGGACCCGATGTCCTTATCAATGAAGCGGTGAAGCGTAATTACCTGTTCGGCGACTTGATTCGTGATAAGAATCAGGCCATCCAAGGCGGTAAAGAGATCAAAGACGTTCTGCACCTCGATGATTCCTCTACCTTCCAGTATTACCAGCCGAACGAAACTTTCACATACTCAAACCCACAGGTCATGTCCGACATCACCGCCAACTGGCGATTCTCGATGGACCACATGACCTTCACTGATGCTGAGATCGAACTCAACGTCGGTGGCGGGTTGACCCGTGAAGCCACCAAGACTGTTTACAAGGATCTCAAGCGATCCAAAGAGCAGCGAATGGTGACCTCCATGGTCAACGGTATGGAAGAACAATTGTTCAAGCCAACGCAGGGAACTGCGTTCAATGACATGGAAACTGCCACTGGCAAGACTCCATATTCCATCCCAGCGTTCATCACTGAGAACTGCATTCAAACCTCCATCGACGGTGGCGGTGCTGCTGGTCTTCGTGGCGGCATGCCAATCTGCTCTGACACTGCCGAAGGCGGTGCTGCGGGTAGCACTAACACCACCATCTTGGGCATCAACCCAAGCACCAAGAACCGTTGGTCCAACGAAGTTGTGTTCTACGATGCCAACTCTGCCTTGGGTATTAACTCTGGTGCTATTGGTGGAAGTGCTGCTTCCTTCAACCAGCAGAAGAAGATTCAAAACAACACAAGTTCTGGCACTCCGAGTGCTGACCTTGCGTTGAACGCTTTCGCTGCCATCAACGTGTACGGATTCTTGAATGCGTTTGACGAAATGTTCTTGCGTCTTCAGTACCGTCCACCAGTCTCGTTTGAACAATACTTTGAAAACATCGTGTTCAACCGTCAGAAGATTCTTTGCTCCCGTGAAGGCATCAACCTTTACAAGCAGGCTCTTCGTTCGGAAAACGACCGCTTGGTGACCCCAACTGATGCCGCCTACAACAGCCCGGCTTACTCAGGAATCCCGTTGACCTACGTTGCTCAACTTGATTCAGCGAAGATTTTCCCCAAGCACGCCACTTCCAATGACCCTGCTGGTGTTCACACCATCGCAGAGTACGACGATGCCGCATTGGACCCCAACGAAGGAACCACCGAGTTGGCAACCAATGTCATCAACCCCGGCGCACGCTACTACTTCATCAACGGTGACTACCTCACCCCGGTTCTGCACTCTTCTCGTTACATGGAGAAGCACCCAACCATGCAGCACCCAAATCAACCGTTCACTCACGTTCAGATCACGGACTCGTGGTACAACGTGGTTGCTAACTCTCGTCAACGCCACGGCATCCTCGCGCCGATGATCACGGCCTAATAGGAAAGGACACTTACTATGGTTAGTATTACTCCTACACAGGGTCCTCTCGGCGCATCCTTTGCCAACGAGGACGTAGTTCTTGTTGCGGACGCGGCTATCACCAAGGGCCAAGTTTGCAAGTTGACTTTGAACACCACTTCAACCGAAACAGCATTTGAAATTTTCGATGCTGCCGACGTTGCTGTCGTTGCCGACGCTGAAGTTGGCGCGGCTGGTGATTTCAAATTCTTCGGTGTTGCACTGGAAGACATTGCAAGTGGATCTAAGGGACAATTCCGACTCAAGGGTCGGGTTGAAGCCTTGGGCGGAGGGGCCGTAGCAATCGGAACCCCTCTTACTTGCGATGCTGCTGGTGCTTTGCACGCCGCCACATTGGACCCGCCTGCTAATGCAGACGGTGGTCTGCGAGTAATCGCAGTCAGTGCTTTCCAAGCAGTTACTGATGGTGCTTTGCACCCAGTGTTGTTTGATGGCATTAATGGATTCGGTATCGTCGAACATACCCAATCCTGATCTTCTGATCACTTGGGAGAGGGGGGCTACCGCCCCCTTCTCCTCTTCCCATGGCACTTACCTACGCTGACGCTAAGGCCCATGTATTGCTCGCTTGTGGTGGAGACCCCTCCTCCACGACTGCATTTACAGTGCCTCAACGAATCGCACAGATTCTCAACTTCGCGGGCCACCACCTTTACAGCCACGCTTGGAACTGGCGTGAGCGTACCGCCTCCAACCTTGACTTCACCGACAAAGACTTTGTCGTATTGCCTGATGATGTCGGCACGATTCTCAACGTGTACCCCAACGGCAACACCTTTCGCCGCGTGTTCCTGATCTCACCAGAGGCGTTCTCTCGCTTTGAGTCAGACAACCTGACGATTACCGACGCGGTGTTCTACGTCACGCTTGCTCGTGCCAAGCCGGGCAACGACAGCACGGAAGCCAACAAGCAGCCTGCACGACGGCTGGACATCTACCCTACGCCCAACGCTCCAGAAACTGGGGCCTTGTCCGTTCGTTACCGGGCTGAGTTTGTTGAGGTTGCAAGCGGTGACGTTGACAGCACGGCCAAGGAAATCCCAGTCGAGTCGCACGTTGAGGCCCTCTACTTGGAGTACGTCCGAGCGTTTGCTGAAGGTGGCGAAGTCGGCGACACCCTGCAACGGGTGGCAATGGTTGACGCTTCACCCCTGCTGCAAGAAGCCATGCGTCGTGATGGCGTTGAGCAACCCAACTACGGGCCTTTGCCCATGGCTGTCCGTGGTCGCACCACTTCGTATGGCGGCCTGAACTTCTTCCCTAACGGCAACATACCGGACCCATCCTGATGGCAAAGAAGAAGACACGAAAGAAGGCAGTCTCCCTTTCCATCAAGCGTGGTGAGAAGTTGCCTGCTTCACGGGGTGCTGGTCTGACTGCCAAGGGTAGGGCCAAATACAACCGTGCCACCGGCAGTAAACTCAAAGCACCGCAACCGGGCGGGGGTAAACGCAAAAAATCGTATTGTTCACGCTCCGCAGGCCAGATGCGGATGCATGGCATCAATTGTTCCAAGACCCCGAAGAAGCGTATCTGTGCTGCGCGTCGGAGATGGAAGTGTTGAAATGGGCCATGAGGTTGCGAAAATTGCTGCTATTTCTTGCACCCACTCCCCACACACCCCAAGCGAGACGCATCAATGGATACTGGACACGATAGCCAATACCAAGGGTCTGACTCACTTCGTGCATTGTGGAGATGTCTTCGACGCACAAGCGGCCTCAGTCCATCCCGACGAAGCCGATCACACGTTGATGGACGAGTATCGTCACGCTGCTTCATTTCTGAAGAGTATTCGCCAGAGTTTGCCGGATGGGTGTCGCTTGGTGATCTGCGAGGGGAACCACGACGACAACATCAGGAGAGCGGACCCGAGGCGGATACCGAAAGGTCTGAGAGAGACCGCCTTATGGATGAACACGGAGTATGCGGAGGAGTTCAGGCAGTGGCACTGGCGGCCCTACATCAAATCTGCTGCGGGGTGCTACCGGGTCGGACAGGTGGTGTTTTACCACGGGTTCGATTGCGGGTTGACTTCGGACGAGTTGGAGGGCCTACAGATGAACAATCAGACGGGATGCCACCCCTACCGCCTGTTTGTGCGTGGGCATACCCATCGACCCGTCCCTGCAACCCAGATGATGAGAACCCGCAAGGTATCCCTCCCATGGTGGTTCATGAATGTGGGGACATGCGGCCCCTTGAAGCCGGATTACATGACGAGGAAGGACACTGGGAACTGGGGATCTGGCTTGGCCCTGATCGAGGCACGGATGGAAACAGCGTCCCGACTGAATGCCAAGGAGTGGGAAGCGGAGTTGAGGACGATGAAATGATTACCGCTGCCGAGAAACTTAAGGCTGACTTGGAACGATACGTCGAGAACTTCGCGTTGGAGTTTGAGATGAACAAATGGACCGTGGCAGGAGTCTTGGAAGAGGTCAAGACTGATATCCTGTTTGAGTCCGATATATGGCCCCAACCCGACTTCGATGAGGATGATGAATGAGAACGCAAACCCTATTTAATGTTAACCCGACTCCGGTGATATCCACCATTACTGGAGACACATTTGAGTCGTACCCTGACCACTACAAGTTGACCAAGGGTGTCAACGTTTCTACCAGTGCTGTGGTTGTTTTTGTATTGAACGACCAAAATACAACAGCAAGTCTTGAAGGCTCGATTGATGGGACAAACTTTGTCAATATCAAGTCAGTGACACGATCTGGCTCTGATGTTTTGGAAGGTCACACCGTGGCTCTCTTCCCATTCATGCGAGTCAAGGTCACAAGCAATACCGCCAACTCAGTAATCAAAGTAGACATCGCGTATCCGTAATGGCACTTTGGACACCATCCAACTTGAGTGCAACTCTGACGGCTTGGCAACAAGGCGGCAGCACTGTTGGCGTAAGAACGTGGCAAGATTCTTCAGGTAACGACAATGACTTGGCTCAGGCTAGTTCTGGAGACCAGCCGTCCACAACAACTCTTAATGGTTTGACCATTTTGGACTTTACCAGTTCCGAAAATGACCATATGGACTACGGCGATTTAGATGACATGGATGTTGGCACTGGCAACTTCTACGTTGTCATAGTATTCAACCCAGATTCTGTCTCTGCAAACCAAGCCTTGCTGGCAAAGCACAGCGGTGCGGATGACTATCTTTTTAGAATTACCTCGTCTGCAACTCTACAGCAATTTATCGGCAGCACATCATCGGGCGTTGCCACGACAAGTGCTTTGTTGTCAACGGGAACCAACTTCATTGCGTGCGGTTTTCGTAGGTTAGACACCCATTTTATTCGTTTGGATGGGGTGCAGGTTAAGTCAACAGGGAACACCAACTCCCTCAGTAACGCAAGAACCTTTCACGTTGCCGGACAAGCCTCAGCGGGTACTGCTGCAAACTATGACGGCAAGATCGCTGAAATCATTTTGGGCGGCGGCACAATTCAAGATGAGGAGTTGGAGCAAATCGAAGGATACCTTGAGCGAAGATACCTTCTTGGCAAACTGTCTTCATCGCACCCATATGCTTCACATGCCCCGGCCTTTGGGCTGCATGGAGTTCACAACCAAGACCTGATAGGCGATCTGGCACTTGATGTGTCAGGCCCCCTTGTCTCAGACACGTTAGCGGGGGCAGTATGACAACCGCAGAACTGAACCTCGAAAACCTGACGCAAGAGATAGAGAACTGGATCTTGAATTACCTCGACGTACCAAGCGACCACTACAGCGGACACAAGCCTTGTCCGTTTGCAAGAAAAGCATGGGTGCAAAACAAGTGCCATGTGGTTATTGGCGATGATCGAATCATTCAGCAGATACTTCACACTTGGGATGACCAGTACGAAATCGTCGCGGTCGCCGTGGCTGAGGACGAGTCTGAAGGTCTTGAGGAATACTGCAAGGCCGTCAACGAGGAGTTGCTGGAGTTCAAAACAGACTTGGTTCTGCTTCCGTTCGTGGCGAGCGAAGAGGGTCCTGATGACCCGGATCTTGAACCAGAAAAATGGGGATCAATTATTAGCGAGGCGTACTCGCTGGTGTTTGTGCAACGGCTATCCGTCGTAAATCGGGTATCCGAAGTGCTTGAGCAAATGGGCTACTACGACAAGGTAAGCCCAGAATTTTTGAAATACGTCAAAGAAAGACGAGGATAAAAATGGCTGGACGAAAGAAGTCAATGGGTAAGAAGTCAATGGGTAAGCGAGTTGGCGGAGCCAAGAAAAAGGCTGGAGCCAAGAAGTTTGGCAACACCGCTTTTGGTAAGAAAGTGATGAAGCGTCGTAAATAATGGCAAAGAAAAAAGCCACTAAGAAGGGGCCGAAGCCCACTAACCCTGCTTTGTATAGCCGGGTGAAGGCGGAGGCCAAGAGAAAGTTTGATGTGTACCCATCGGCGTATGCAAATGCGTGGTTGGTTCGCACATACAAAAAGCGTGGCGGCGGCTATAGATAATGTTGTTTGCACTGTTCATTTTGTCGCTTGGTTCAGGACCACCAGCCGACCCAGATTCGGTGGCGATGTGGATTGATGACCTCGGACGTTTGACCCCTTTTGGTCGGACGTTTGATGTCTATATCCAAACAGGCTTTGACCCTGACTTCTCGTACCCCAACGGAGATCCACGCCGCCCCTACATGATTGGCTGCACCCGTGGCAACGAGTCGCCATCCCGGTCATTCACTTGGATGATTCAGGGCGAGGTCTTCAAGAACCACAGACCTGACAGCGTCTACCCTTGGCTAGAGAACTGCCAAGAGTGCATCGACTACTGGAACCAAGACACCGGCATTCTTTGCCCCGGAGCAGGAGAGTATTGGGAGTGCATCCAAGCCAACCCATACCAGCGGTGGATGTATCTGGGTATGAACTTCACCCCAATCAACTGGGTGTTTGAAGGCCCACAGGGATGCTGTCCCCGGACGGCTGACCACGTTGACCTTGAGTACGCATGGTGTGACTCGTGGATTCTGCATGGTCCGTTGGGCAAGAAGTACGGAAACTCACAGCAATACAAGTATCCGTTGGTCCAGCAGCAGCACAAGGATTTGATAAGCCCAAGCCCAACACTTGGCATGATTATTAAGTATTGGGAGCCGCAACCAGTTGGAGAGGTTCCCGGTCAAAGGTGCTGTTCATCGCCATCGCAGAACGACTACGGTGACCTAATCCGTTGGAACGCTGACGTTGATTGGATGAGTGAGAAGTGGCCCGGTTCGTTTCATATCGCTCGGTTCACTGGTCCCGACAGGTTCGTGTCTTCTGGCGTTGTTCGCTTTGCTTGTGGCAATGACCACCCGTGCGAACCATCGCCATACCAAGTTGAGTACGACGCGGACAACTCGTGTCCGGCAGACCTAAACGAGGACGGCGTGGTTGGATTTCAAGACCTTTTGCAAGTCTTGGGCGACGTTGCCAGTTACCGATATCACTACCAGACGAGCAACGGGTTCGATGCAATCGTAAAAGTGTTGTCTGAGTGGGGGGATTGCGAATGACTTGCGCAGCGTGCGAAAAGCGACAGGCTCAAGAGCAGCGGCAACTCTCTGATTGCGAGAGCCGGTGCAAAGAAATGAGCGTCAAGAACCAGAGACTGTCTCTGGCATTGGCTGTCGTTGGCACGCTGGTCGGTAAGGAGTCTTTGGACTTCGCACTCGGTCTTTCTTCAACCCTTGGGCAGATTGCTGCTGTAACCACTGATGACACCATGGATATTGCGGGGGTCGAGGTGGCGGTCAGCCAAGGGCAAGAGACCGACCGAGGGGGCTGGAGAAGCAGTCCGGTCTCCTCGGTCGCTGCTCCAAGCCTGTTGTTTGCAGACTTGCCTGCTTTGACCCCAATGCTCATGCAGCCAGATGCTCTGTCGTTTGACGAGCCAATGGTGTTTGATTTCTTTACTGAGCAGCGGGCTTCGATTGTCCCAGCCAGCGGACTTGGCCTGCTGGGCATTGCTGGGTTCTCACGATCACGGAGGCGAAAGTAATGGCAAAGCCCCAAGGCGGACTAACCAAGTGGTTCAAAGAAGACTGGCGGGACATCAAGACCGGCAAGAAGTGCGGTCGTTCCGGCAAAGAAAAGGGTAAGCGGCCATATCCTGCCTGCCGACCGGCCAAGGTCGCAGCAAAGATGACCGCCGGAGAGAAGAGGGCAGCCGCCGCTCGCAAGACAGGGCCGTCCCGTGTGACCTACGCGGTGACAGCCAGCGGGCGGCGCAGGAAGAAGAAGAAGTGATGGAAACCCTAGACCAGTGGGCCACCCCGGCCTCCATCCTGATTGGCATTATTTTCGGTGCAGCCCAAGTCAAGGCTGCCATTGAGTCGCTGCGTCATGCCGTGGATCGGCTTGATCAAGCAGTTCGTTTGTTGGAGTCGAGAACTCAAGTGGTCGAGCAACGTATTGCAAGGCTAGAGGGAAAGACTGAGAAATGACCCGGTTCTTGCCGCTGCTACTAATGCTTGGTTGCCAGACCTCTGGAGGTGGGGGCTTGGGTTTTACTATGCCCCAGATGGGGCTGAGTCCAGAGCAGGCATCGGACCCGGCAATAGCGGCACTGGAACCATTTCGATGGGCGGGGGGCTTGTGCTTGATGAGCGGGGCAGTGCTGCTCTTCATCAGCCGGGGGGTGAAGGGGTGGATACCTCTTCTGACTGGTATTGGACTTATTGTCCTGAATGTATTGCTTGCGGAAGCCTTGACCTATCTGTGGACTCTGGTGCTGATTATCGGAACAGTTGGGATAGCGGCTCTCGTGTTTGGAACCAACCTGAAGGATTTAAAACTATGTCGTATTCGTTCTCTGATGTTCTTGCCGCCTTGCTCGTCGTGTCCGGGGCCTTCATCGCCGGAATGTGGGTTGGGCGACCAATCGTCGATTGGCTCAAAGGAAAAATCTTGAAGGAACTTGACTAATGGCAGTAAAGATCCAACTGCGTCGAGGGACGCAAAACGAGTTTACCTCAGCAGATCCAACTCTGTTGGATGGTGAAGTTGCAGTGGTGACTGATGAGAAGAAAATCATCATTGGTCCCGGTGCGTTCACCTCCCTAGATTCTGCTGGCAAGTTCATCAACTACCACACAGATCAAGGTCTTGGCACGGTTGGTGGGTCTAACGGTACAAGTGAAATCCCCATCAAGTTGGTTGGGGCCAGCGGGCAAGCCGTTGCTGCTTTGCAGGTACTCAAGAACGGTGGATCTAACGGCATCCTTGAGGTGTTCACTGACAACACCACTGAACTGGTCAAGATCAACGGTGCCGACGGTGCGGTTGATGACATCTCGCTGCTGCTCAAAGCCAAGGCCAGCCAGACGGCTGGTGTTCTGGAAGTTCAAGATTCGGCAGGAAATACACCCCGCTTTCAAGTAAAGGAAGAGGGACAAACTCTTGTCCAGCCTGACAACACAACAGACGTATCACTGGACGTTCGCGGTTCTTCTGGGTCGCAAAGCAGTGGCATCATGCGTGTGCGTCAAGGTAGCAATGACGTATTGGTTGTGAAATCAGACGGCGTTACATCTGAACAAACTGTAACCGTAGATGGCGGCAGTATCATCGCTCAGGTCGAGGACACCGCTGCATCTAACGTGACCATCACTCCATCTGCAACCGACTCAGACAAGGTTGTAACGGTTGATGGGGCTAGCGGCACTGAGAACTTTTCGGTTACTGCTGGCGGCAAGGCAACGGCAACAAGCGCAGAAATTTCAACAGCCCCAACGTCTTTTGAAGCCATTGCCAACCGGGCAGTCCTAGCCAAACAGGATCTGCAATCCTATGTGCATGGTGAGAAGGTTGCTGGTCAAGCGTCTTTTGATTGGTTTTCAAGAAAATCAACCGCCTTTAGAATTTACGAGTTTGATTCTACTGACGGTTCGCCCGACAGCGAATTTGCAACCAGCCTTATCTCTTCAGAGGTGACAAGAACCTCAAACAGCGATGGTGATACCACAACGTCTGACCCTGATTTGGGAGTGGCTCCAGCGTCCAATGTTTTCCAGTGCGTTCGGGTAAAGGATGGGGAGGTGTGCGCCGCTTCAATGGGCGTCAAACACACTGCTCTGAAATTATCCCCCGTTACCCTTACCACGCAAATTTTGACCTACACCAGTGCTGATTTGGTAACCGGAAAAGTTATTAGAGACACAGATTCAGGTACAAATTTCTTTGCGGCTGAAGGCGGGACTTCAAGTGCCACAACCGGTTCATCTTTTACTTTTGAAAATCAAACGGGGGCAGATTTGTTTGTTGCGTTTGCTTTCAAAGTGAGCAACACAGCAAACCTAAGAAATGAAACTCCGGGTACAGACAACACTTATACCCACTCCGTCACTCTTACCCCCGCGCCAAGGGCTAGTGGCGTTACACAAATTACCTAATGCCGTACTCTCGCCTCCCCATCCCGGTCCAAGGTCTTACCGATTCGTTAGCCTTCCGCCAAGCGGCAGAGGGCTTTACGAAGCGGTGCAAGAACGTGTTCCCGTTCGACGCATTTGACAACAAGCGTCGAATAGGAACTCGGCAGGGATGGTTGCAGATTGGCAAAGTGCCGGGTGCAACTGCTGAGATCCAAGGCATGGCAACGGCAGAGTCCTTGGTCCAGAAGGGTCTTAACCAAGTTCTAAAGCGTCAACTAATTTATGTTTCTCTTGGCAAGGTGTATGTCACCGACTTGACTGGCGATCCGGTTCAAGCAGGTAGGCCAGACGATCTTACCAACAACGCATTTAGTGCCAACTATGACAGCGAGTCAACGGACCCAAGAGACCAGCCAAGAGACGCAAGCAACAAAAATGCAGTTGAAGCATTGCCTAACTCTGTGTCTGGCGACCAGATATTCGCCACTGATGCGTCGGTTGAAATCATTACATTCCGCCACGTTGGACGCCGTGATGAAGACGCCAACGGTGTTGCTAGTGCGGCTGGCAGTATCGTATTTACAGACGTTCCGGCGGTTGGTGCAACCATAGAGATTATCGACAATACGTCGGGAACCGCTGTTACCAAAACGTACACCGCGACCGCCACAAGTGGTCATGCTGACGGATCAAGCAGCCCCAGTTTCTTCCAAGGTGCAAACATTGCTGCTGCTGCGGCGAGCCTAAAGAACGCTATAGAGGCAACCAACAAGGGCGGCCACAACGCAGTGGGTGCGACCAACGGCACTACCATCCACGTTGGCATATCCAGTGCAACTTTGACCTTGACGCAAAAGTTTGGCGGGTCTCGTGGAAACACAACCATCACCGCAACCGATAATGCCAACTGCAACGTCACCAACTTTACCGGCGGGACCGACGATGAGCCGCACCAGTATGCCTACATGACTGATGGTTTGCGATACGTTAAGGTTGATCTAGCGGCAAACCCTCCGGTCGTGTCTCAATGGGTTGGACCATACAAGACAGTCAAGGCGGACTTTAACGGTACGACCTATTTTGCCCCGTTGGTTCAACGCCACGGTGCGAGGTTGGTATTGGCTGGTATTCGTCCCGCAGGCAGCAACTGGTTCTTAAGCAAAATCAACGACCCGTTTGACTGGACACCGGGAGCAGGGGTTACGGTTGGTGTTGAGGCTGTGGCTGGCTCGTCTGGCACGACCTTTGGTCAGATCGGCGACAACATCAAGGCTTTGATTCCAGTTGGTACAAACAGTCTGGTCTTTGGCTGCACCAACTCTATGACCATGCTGACCGGCGACCCGGCTTTCAGTGATGTCAAGTTCCGTCAGGTCTCACGAACGGTTGGCGTTTTGGGTCCAAGAGCGTTTACGCCAATCAACGAAATGTCTACGCTTGTTGCTTCTCCCGAAGGCGTGTTTGGCATTGACCCCAACACCTTTGATATCGAACGCGGTTCTAGGGTCAGCAAAGACAGGCTAGACAACTTGTTTTCTCGTTTGGATTTTGAAAACACAAACGTGGTTATGGGTTACGACGATGCTCGAAGTGCTGCATTGATGTTTGTTACCAAAACCGATGACCCTACTTCAAGTGAAATTTTTGTGCTTGATATGTCCAATGGTGGATGGTGGCAATGGCAAATCGCCAACCCAGATATGCGAGGGGTGCAAGCCGTTGCGGCGTTCCGTCCTGTTGACGGTGACCGAACAACGCCGTGGATCGGCACAAAAAACGGACACCTTTTAGCCCAGCCTGAAAACCTTGTTCTTCACCAAGACGGTGCGGTTGACTCCAGTTCCTCGTTTAGTTCTGGCGGCATCAATCATGCCCCAGACACCACCGCAGGCGTGGCAACTGACCTTGATTCTGAAGTGGTTATTGGGCCAATAAACAGCGACCCGTCCCGTCGCATCATGCTTAAAGATGTTCGGGTACTTCTTGGCGAAAAGTCAGAGTCGGACACAGACACTCTTGAGACTGGCCCGTTCATGTCGTTGCTTTTTGGCGACACTGCACAAAACGCTATTGGGTTTATTTCCGGCGGTGTTTTGACTACCACCAACACTGTTATTGATGGCGGCGACCAATCCACCAGCATAACTTTTGACACAGCCTTGCTTGGCGTAAACCCTCTTGATGGTGGTGACGTTGGTGAGTCTACTGGTGATCAAGACAGCGATTACTCGGCTATTCTTTGGGGCGGGTTAGCCTTTGACCCAGATGGAACGTACACCCCAAACACCACAGGCACGCTGCTAAACAACACCGTGTTCTCTGGGCCGGGTAACTGGACTTTGTCGAGAACAACGGCAGGTAAATGGCAGTTAAAAAACGGCGGCGTGGCGTACTACGAGACTGCAAATGTTGTGTCTGGCTTGCCTACAACTATTCGCCTGAACCAAGATTCAACCCCACCGTATTTGCCTGCAACTGGTCAAGAGGCAACTTTGGTCAACTCGGGGTTTGGAGCGGCGCAGGCTACTCCAAACGTACAACTGGCTCGTGGACGTTCCACAGCCAAACGCTCCAGAACCCGTGCGAGCGACATATTTGTAAAGATCGGCGCAAACTCACGCGCATGGGCATTGGAGGATGTCTCCGT